GGGTACTGAGTTTGGAGCTATCCGGGGCGTGGATCAACGAGGCCAGAGAAACGCCGGTTGAAATTCTCCAGGCCCTGATGAGCCGCGTTGGCCGGTACCCGAAGCGCGAAGATGTGCAGGACTACCGGGCGTTCGTTATTGCGGACACCAACCCGCCAGAGATCGACAGCGCATGGTACAAGATCCTTGAGCATCTTCCGCAGGAGGAAGGCAACCTCGGGTCGATCATGGAATGTGATTCGTTCGCCCAACCATCTGGGCTATCGCCAGAAGCGGAGAACGTAGAGAACCTTCGGAAGAACTACTATGACGACCTGGCCAGAGGTAAGACCAAGGCGTGGGTGGACACCTACATCCATGGGCTGTACTCCCCAAGTCAGTCCGGCAAGCCGGTCTACAGCACAGTATTCCGGCCAGAGAAGCATGTATCAAGAACTCCTCTAAAAATCGATCCAGACCTCCCGGTGATCATCTCTTTTGACTGCGGATTAACGCCAGCGGCCACGTTCAAGCAGATGGACCTCACCGGCAGAGTGCGCGTGCTGCGAGAAGCCGCGGCGTTCGACATGGGGATGAAGCGATTCAGTAAGAATTACCTACGGCCGATCATCAAGAACTTCTTCCCGAACAACCCACTGATCTTCATCGGCGACCCGGCCGGCAAACGCAGAGCTGACTCGGACGAGTCCAGTGCGTTCAAGGTGTTGAAGGAAGATTACGATGAGGACGGCGCCATCGTCAAGGGTGCATCGACCAACGACCCCAAGGTGCGCATCGAGGCCACCGAGCAGATGCTGACCCAGTACCCGGATGGGGAGCCTTTGATGTTGATAGATCCGTCCTGTAAATGGTATATTGAAGCACTGCGGAGCAAATACCGCTACCCGAAGCAGAAAGCATCCGGCAACTTCTCCGACAGCCCCGAGAAGAATGAGTGGTCGCACATAGCAGAAGCCGGACAGTACGGAGACCTGTACCTGCTGTCAGGGAAATATGACCCGGCCGACCATGTGCGGGTGGATGATAGAGGACACGACCCACTAAACTTATTCAGGGCGTACCGCCCTGCCCAACGCGAGGGGTATTGATATGATCGCCACACCTGAAGAACTTGCAAAACTCGGCAATCACCTGAAGAGCCAACTTGGCCAGTTCATCACAGACCGCCAGTTGGTAGAACTTCAGTGGCTGAAGAACCTGCGCCAATACCTTGGGCAGTACGACCCTGATGTGCTGGCCAACATCCCGGCAGAGCGTTCTCATGTCTACCCGAGGGACACCAGGGTGAAGGTGAAGGGCGGCGTGGCGAAGATGATGGAGATGATGTTCCCGAGCCAGGACAGGAACTGGGCATTGTCTGTATCTCCGAACCCATCCATTCCGAAGGATGCGTTGCAGGAGATCCTCGACACGCTCCAGATGCAGCAGGAAGACCCCACTGTTCCTATCCAGAGCGACCAGATTGAGCGAGCTGTTCGGGCGTTCGCTGATGCGCGGAAAGAGAAAATGGAGGCGCAGATCGCGGATCAGCTCGCTGACCCAGGGATCGACTATCCGCAGTTGTGTAAGCGTGTGGTGCGCACAGGGTACATCTATGGGTTTGGCGTGGCCAGGTCTCCGATGGTTCGCACGCAGCAAGAGCGCGTATGGGAGATGAATCAGGCCCTCGGCGTTTATGAGGCCAAAGCAGAAACGCATCGGCGCCCGTATCCTGAGTATGTTCGGGTGTGGGATTGCTATCCGGATATGTCGGCCAGGGCGTGGGAAGACCAGGAGATGATCTTCGAGCGGATGGTCCTCACTCGTCACGACTTCGGGTTGCTGGCCAAGCGGGACGACTTCAAAGGCTCCACAATCAAGGAATACTTGAAGGAACATCCTACCGGGAACTATACCGCCAAGACCTACGAGACCGAGCTGCACCAGCTTGCCAAGACCTCGAACCTTGCAGATCGCACAGCCAGAAGGTACGAAGTGTACCGAGCCCTTGGCTTTGTTTCGGCGCATACCTTGCAGAATGTAGGCATCGAGGTTAAGGACTCCGAGTTGGATCAGGACATCCTGGCCGACCTGTGGTTCATCGACGATGTGGTGATCAAGGCCGAGAAGGCCGCGTTCGGAGATCGCCCGTCTGATCAGTACCACTCGTTCATTTACACAGAAGACGAAGACTCCGGGCTCACCGGGGTAGGCCTGCCGGAGGAGGTGCGTGACTCGCAGATGTCGCTCTGTGCGTCAACCAGGATGTTGATGGACAACGCCTCAGCCATCGCCGGGCCGATCTTCGAGGTGAATACTTCATTGCTCGCCAAGGGGCGAAAGAGCATCGGACCCATCCACGCCTTTATGACTATTGAGAGGGAGGGAGACGGACAAGAGGCCCAACACCCGGCTGTTCGTGCGGTTACAACGCAGTCCCATGTGGCAGAGTTGCTGAATATAATCTCCATGCAGCGGCAGCAGTTGGACATTGAGAGCAACCTGCCAGCGTTCACCATGGGTGGCGTTCAACAACCGCTTGGGGAGGCGTTCCGGACCAGCAACAACATGAGCATGATGATGGGATCGGCCAACATGGTCACGAAGGACACAGTTCGCGCCTTCGACAAGTTCACAACCAGCCTCCTCACCAGCCTGCTTCGGTGGAACATGGAGTTCAACCCTGATGAGACCATCAAGGGCGACTACCAAGTTGTGGCTAAGGGCAACCTTTCTCTGGTGGCCAAGGAAGTACGAGGGGCGGCGCTCGATCAGTTCGTAAGCACCCTGTCTCCGGAGGAACGGGCCATCCTCGACACCTACGGACTGCTCATCGATAGACTGAAAGCGCGAGATCTTCCGGTTGACAGGGTTCTTCCGAAAGAAGAAGCCACAGCGATCCTCAAGGGGATGCAAGAGGCAGCCTCCGCAGCCTCGCAGATCGATCAAGGGCTCACCACAGCCAAGACCGAGAAGACCACGGCCGATGCTGAGAAGACCCGTACCGACACGCAGGTTATGGCGGCCACCACAGAGGCCACCATCCAAGAGATCCTATCTCGCGTGGAGAGCAACCTCGCCAACGCCAAAACCAGCCAAGATAAAGTACAGCTTGAGAACCTTCGGACTCTGCTGTCAACGGCTACTGAGAAGAAGGAGAGCGCCAAATGAAACTGACTATAGCGAATAGGCTGAAACTGTGCTTCGAGATATTGACAATCAGAAGTGGGCACAGACACAGCGCCCAGGAGAAGTGCTTATCTACCTTTCGTAGAGGGTACGACGCAGGACGCAAGGACGAGCAGCTTGAGCGAATTGAGGACGGGCAATGAGCAAAGGGATTTGGCTGAACAGGTCGTTGATCGTATCCCCTATAAGGATGGCCTTGTGCAAAACCGAAAAACAGTTTACGCAGGAGCTGAAGAGACTAAAAATCAAAGAGTCCGAGTTTCCAGATTTCGTTTCTTGTGGGGCTGATGCTACCACACACTTCTTCAAGAAAGGGCGCGAAGAGTGCTGCATAGTGTGTTTACGAACAGCCAAAAAAATTACGAGGGTGCAGGTGTACTCCCTGCTGGTCCACGAAGCGGTTCATATCTGGCAGGCAGTTAAAGAGTGTATCGGTGAGGCAGACCCGTCTAAGGAGTTCGAGGCGTATTCGATCCAGGCTATATCTCAAGAACTCATGGGGGCGTACTAGGAAATGATCGAGTACCTGATAAGCACCGACGAGGAAAACCTAAAATGAGCAAAGAACGAGAGGCAGAACTGGTAGAGACACTCCAAAGCTACAAACACACCGAGGCGTTCAGGCTCGCTGGAGAACTTTTCGCCCTGCGGAGAGAGCGGCATCGTGACCGGCTGGAGGGGAGCGAGGACGCAGAAGTGCGGGGGAGATCGAAGGAGTGTAAGGATTTGTTACAAATATTCAGTGTGTGAGTATTTTCAGCTCAAATATTCAGTTGACAAATTGTGTAACATAATGTTACCATATCCACAAACTATAAGGAGTTACCAATGGGAGCTGAAGCTGCCGAACCGATTACTGACGAAGGATTATCTGGAGATGCGTTTGATCTCGCTTTTGAGGCAGTCGCAACCGGCGAAGTAATTGAGCCTGTCAAGGACGATCTCCCGAAGGACGATCTCCCGAAGGACGATCTCCAGAAGGACGATCTCCCGAAGGACGATCTCCCGAAGGATGACCTCACGAAGGACGATCTCCCGAAGGACGATCTCCCGAAGGACGAGCCTGTCAAGGAAACTCCGAAGAAGGCAGAAGTCCCTGATCCTGCCATCGAAGCTGCTGCGAAGGCTGCTCAGGAAGCGGCCACCGCCAGGGAGAACTTGTCTACGGAAGAGGTAAAGCTACTCTCAGAAGTAGCCACTGATTTCCCTGAAGTTCTCAAGGCCATTGAGGCCAGGGAGCGGGTGCTGGTTGCGAAGATGGAGAATCAGTTTGCCGCGAAGTTGGCCGAACTCACTTCTCAGTTTGATACCAAGATCACCCCGGCGTTGACCACCGCGCAGAGTTACGCTACCAACCAGTTCATGGCATCGGTTCTCCAGAAGCACGCCGACGCTGTTACGCTCCTTCCGGATGTTGAGAAGTGGGTAGCAGGCCAGCCGGCCATTGTTCGCAGATCATACGATGCAGTTCTGGACGGAGGCACTGTGGCCGAGACCGTTGAGCTGCTCGATATTTTCAAGAAAGCAACGCAAGTAAGTACCCCT